GTACCCATTTTGTTGGCATTGTCGGCCATATCGGTAATGGCCATGTCCGCAACCTGTGCGGCTTTCGCTGTGTCTCCGCCGAGGGACTGGATGAGTGAAGCCGAAAAGCCCGTGACCGTCTCCATATATTCGTTGGCAGACATACCGGCAGTTTTGAATGCGTTTGCGGCATAATTCTGAACGGCCTGCGAGGAATCCTTGAACAGCGTATCCACACCGCCGACAAGCTGCTCGTAATCCGCGTATGCTGCGATGACTTCCTTGCCCAGTTTCACGGCGGCGGCACCGGCGGCAAGAGCTACCGCGCCCATTGCCGCGCCGATCCCTTTCAGGATGCCACCCAGCTTCTCAAACTTACCGCCGGATTTCTCAGCTGCTTCGCCGCTTTCCTCCAGTTCATCACCGAGGTCGTCCGCACTGTCTGCCGTTTCATCTAATTCTTTTTCCATGCCGTTGAGTTCAGCCTTGGCGTTGTTCAATTGAACCGCCCAGTTCTGAGTGCGGCGGTCGTTTTCACCGAAGCTGTCGGCAGCATTTTTTAAAGCAGCTTCAAGGGTGGTGATTTTGTCTTTTTGGGCGTCTATTGCCTTATTCAGAACTTCGTTTCTTGCCGCAACCGCCGCTACGGATTTATCCTGTTTGTCAAACTCGGAGGAGACCAGCTTCATCTCGCTGCCGAGTACCTTAAACGTCTGATTGATGTCGCGCAGGGCGTTTTTGAATTCTTTTTCGCCCTCGACACCTATTTTCAAGCCAAAACTGTCCGCCACAAAAACACCTCCCTTCGGTTAAATGGGCATAAGAAAAGACACCCTGTTTCCAGAGTGCCTTACCTATGTAATGGATTGTTATTGTTTAAATTAGTCCTTCTTTATACAACGAAAGAACTACATCCATTTGATGGTTATGCGCTTTGTGAACGCCAGCCATTATAATTGCCCAAAGCTCATCCGCTGTTATATTTTGGTTTGGATTAGCTTTTAGATACGCTAATGCCGCTTGCGCGTATGTCGCGTTTTTTCCTTTCCCACCGTATAGGCCGAGAAACGCATTCTTGGGGCATCCTTTCTTTTGAGAAGAACTGCCTCGTTCGAATACTTCACAACTTGCCTTCTCCCACGCAGAGCGTGGATCGCCGCATTCATTTATGTACCGTGCGGCCTTAACTGCAACCTCGCCGTATTTTCCCATAATTGATTCAATCCTTTCTTGATCATTTCTAATTTTACTCACGCCCGTTATATGGCGGTTGAAATTTGCTGATTAATATACGCTCTACCCGATCATAATCACTGGTTTTATAAAAGTACAGATAGACGTGCTCCCCTGCAAGATATTTTCTTAAAATCATCGCATTTATCTTGCAGTTTGTCAGTTGCCCGCCTTCATAGCAATTACGCGGGGATATAATTCCGTATCCGGCATTGAACCTTTTTGCGAAATCCACGCATTGACCAATATACAGAAGTTGCTGAGTATCGCATATTGCGTAAACACCCGAAACGCCGCGCCACCTCTTTGACATAGAAAAACGGCAGAAAGGTCCCGCACCATACTTATGAAGCTTTCCGGTATTCCGTTTTTCATACAATACGTGTGGCATATATTGCCGAATTTGCCCTTTCACATTACGGTCTGGGTCAATTTCTTGTACTAAGGGGAACAAATAACCCATCAAATCAAGCGAATCAAAAGAGTCTTGCGAAGCTATGGCAATAGAAATCCCAATGTCAACAGGGTCTATTTTACCGTTTCTATTCCAATCAATCATAGCAGTACCGTCTATATATTCGATTCGTTTTCTGTCCGTAAGCGAATAATGTTACCCTTTAACGCTTCGAACATCTCCGGATAGTGGCCGCACCTTGCCCGCATTTGGTTATATTTTGCTTTTTCGCCGTTCTTTTGAACATATAGCCCTCGCTCATATATTGCATCGGCGAGTTCGGCTGCGTGCATTTTGTGATCCTTCGCATCAGAGAGAACAATCCGCATCGCTTCCTGCAGAGTGTATGCGGAGGGCTTTTGGCGGGGTTCGGCTTGCTGGAGACTCGTTTTCGCGGCTTCATGTGGCTTCATAATGATATAAGCGGGAGCATTGTTTTTCAGCAATACCGCCTGCCCATATATGTCAACTACTCTGAACACTTCATCAGGCTCTTCTTGGAGTTTCTCAAAGGGAATAAGGGTTTCAAATTTTATATCCATTACGCTCACCTCAATCAAAGAGTATCACAGCCTTAAACAAATGTCAACAAATATTCGTACAAAACTGTAATTTGTACGAATATTTGTTTTTAAGGCTATACCCCATGCGGGATGATTTCATCAATCCCGTACTCATGCTTTGGCTTTGACAGTCCGTGAAACTGCTTATATATCTCCCACTGGTCGAGCAGATGACCGAGGGGCATCAGCCAGACCTCAGACTCTGCCCGACCAAGCAGAGTCGTTCCATAAAAAATCAGTCGGGCAAAGGATTCTTCATCGCTTACCCGACCTGTGCGTTTTTTGAGGACGCTTCGTCCTCGCTTTCCACATGGCGCTTAGTGCCTTTGTACATGGCGTCCATGATGGCGTTTTTATATTCACCCAGCTCAAGCGGTGAGGTGAGCAGTTCCACAGCTTCCTCCGTGAGCAGCTCTTGCTTTTTTGCGGGATTTTGCAGATTATGAATCAGCACCGACTGATTGGCGAGCAGGGTGATGAGCCAGACGATTTCATCCAGAGCCATTTCAAAATTCTCGGATTTCATCAGCTTTTCGCCCAAATTGGAAAGACCGCCGTATCTTTTGGCGATCTCTTTGGTGGCCTTAGTGGTGAGGAGCATTTCATACTCTCTTTCACCTATTTTTATAACGGCGCTTCTTTCGTTTGACATTAGTCTTCACCTCCGCCTAAAATTGCGAATACCGGCTCATAGACCTGCGTGTACCAGCCTGTAATAACAGATGCCGGAATGCCGGTATCATCTTCGTTTGCTTCTGCTTTCCACGGGTGTTTGTCGTTCCCGTCCGGCTTATTGCGCCGAAGCACCGTGCCCTCAATGGTCGGTGTGGAAAAGGTGATGCTGTCGCCCTTGGTGGCGAGGTTGGCGGCGGGGATACCGAAAACCACACGGTAAAGCCAGAAATATCGGTATTTGCCGTTCGCCTTCTTTGCCCGAAAGCCCACGGCGACAGGAGCACCACCGTCCTCGCTGCCTGATACCACGACATGGTTGTCGTCGATTTTCGCCCCGGTCAAGTCCTCAGCGGCCGCAGCGCCGATATCGTCAATGCCAAGGGAGAGCTTGCCGCTCTTGAATTCCTTCACAATTTCCGCGGGACCGTCGTCCGCGTAAAGAGTGGCCTCCGCAAGTTCGACCGAAAGATCCGCTTTCATCGCCTTGGCGAGGGAAATGGGAGTGCCGTAGGTTTCTGTTCCATCCACAGCCTCTGTGATTTTTGCGTAATAGAGCTTATCCAGCCCGATAGTAGCCATAGCTTATTCCTCCAATTCATAGTGTTTCGCCACATCGATGGCGTAGTGGTGATAGCCGGTATCATCTTCGTATCCGACGTACCGGCGGTCAGTTATAGTAAATTCCGCTCCAAGCAGAGCGGAGGTAATCATATTTTTCCGTTTGATGTAGTTGCTTTTGGAATAAAGGGATATCCGCACCTCGGACACATCGATGAGCGGGGTGTTGTCGCCAAACAGAGTGAAGGTATCCGTCATAGGCGTGAGAACGAGGTACTCGTCGGGCGGCACATCAGAAAAAATGCCCGTCTCCACAGGAAGAATGGGCGTCAGGATTGTATTCAGTTCGAAAAGTATGCTCATACACCGTCCGCCTCGCTTTCAAATTTTGCCTTCATCGCTTCGATGGCAGCGCTCTTACTTTGCGACTTGGCGGGCTTCATAAAGGGCTTGGGCGGCTGGCCGTGCTTACCGTATTCGAGGATGTTGGCGATTTTAGCATTGCTGCCGCCATCACTCCTCGGTTCAGCAAAGCCAACTTTTATGTCCCATCCGGAGCTATCCCGCTTTTGCTTGGCGGGAGAGAGTCCAAGAGAGCGTTCCAGTTCGCCAGTGGAGCGCGACTTTTCCTTTGTGCCGCGTCCAACTACGGAAGAGAGGTTGCTCTTTGCCTTGGCAAGCACGACCTCACCGCCCGCCTCCAGCACCTTCGGGATAATTTCATCGGTCTTATCCGCCAGACGGGAGAGTTTCAGGAGAAAGTCCTCCGGCATTTTCATTTCGCATTTTGCCATCACTTCACACTCCCTTCCAATTTCTCAGCCAGAACCTCCACATACATCCCGCGCCCACGCACATCCTCTGCGCTGACAATGTTGTAGCGACCGTCCGAATCGGCGAGAAAATGCGAAGTGGTGACGGTTAATTCGGGGATTTTACGAAAGCGAAACATCGCCGTAACGCTTGTGAATGCCGCACTCCCGATAATCCGTTCCCATTTCGCGCTCGTGTTACGGACTTCCTTATACGCCCTCACTGAAGCGAGGATATAGTCGCCCGTAGTAACGAAACCCTCCGCGTCCTTGACAGGCTCGGTCGAGATGATGTCGATGGTTGTATTCATTTTTCCGTAACTCATATTCATAACTTCCAATCCCGGTCAAGGCGCAGGAGTGTGTTGACCGTATTCCAGACCTGTTGACCCGCTTGAACCGAATCTGCAAAAAAGCCGCCGGTGCTGCCATCCCTGCTTTCATAGAAGTGGGACGACAGCATGATGACGGCCTGCTCGGTAATGGGTGGCATGGTGGCAGTGCTGTAATAGTTCTCAGGAAGATGCTGATAGCTTTCGGCATACGAAACGGCGGCGGCAATGAGCCGCAGGAGCAGAGTGTCATCCTCGTCATGCGTGAGTATCAGGTTTTCCTTAACCTTGGGTAATAGTTCCATTGGCGTCATCGCCGCTCACCTCCATTATTCGTCTGCTGCCATTAAACCTGCCGCTTTCAGCTTTGTTAGTAGGGCATTAAAATCAGCAAGAAGTGCAGAAGCATCCTCGGCAGAACTTGCAGCTTGGTTGGTTACCACGGGATAAGGCGGCACATAAAGTTTCCCATCTGTGCCGATTCTTGCGGGAACTGTGTCGGTTTCAGATTTAGCAGCAGCTTTAATCCCGCCGAGAGCGGTTTCTGTTGCAACAGAAACATGAGAGGAAGGAAGCCCCGTCACCGAGGCTCCCTCCTTAATCTCCAGCGTACCGCCAATAACGGTTTTTTCGCCGCCTTGTTCGGTGTAGTTTTTTGCGTTATAGCTCATAGTTCAATCCTCCTTACGAGTGCTGCTTCAGCAACTTGATGCCCTCCGGCAATACGGTCTTGCCATCCACACGCTGGAAGGCATAGAAACCTGTCTGCAGGTTGGCGATGTGCAGCTCGTTTGCCCGGCGAATGGTCCTGCCGCTGCGGTCTGCGATCCAGTAATTTTGGAAATCGCCGAAAGCAACGGTGTATGCGTTTGCCGCAACAGTCGGAGCATACTGGGAGATGTATACCGGGAAGCCGAGCAGACGGTCGGGTTCTCCTGCCTGCAGGGAGGGCTGCCACATATACACGCCATTGCCGTCCTTTAGTTTGCGAATACCGGCAAGTGTGGCACTGTTCAGAACAAAGACTGCATTCCTCTTGTATCCGTCCTTGAGGGCGTAGGTCAGGTCAATGAGCTCATCAGCCTTGATGTCTGTGGCACCGGCAGTCGTTACACCGACATCTCCGCCTTTGGCGGTAAAGATTCCGGTAGGCTGTCCTTCACCTGTACCGACACAGAAGGCCTGCTCCTCCTTTGCGGCGAAAGCCATAGCAAAATTGTTTATGAGATAGTCCTCAAGGTCGAACATAGAGTCCTGGAGTAGCTCCTCTGAAACCAGCGCGGCTGCCCGGAGGGTGAAAGCGTCAAGAGAGAGCTGGTTAAAGGTGGGGGTGCTGGGCGTAAACACGCCGCTCTCCGCCACCCAGTCAGCGGCTACGTCCGTCAGCGCGACGTTGATTCTGTGCGGCGCCGCAGTGGTGATCACCTTTGCCAGAGAGCGAATCACATTCTCACGGGCGAGTGCCTTGACAAGGTTCCTGTCGAATTCCACAGGCACAAGGTATCCGCCAGTGGAAGCTGTACCCTCCTCCATAACGTTGTGGACAGGCTTCTTGCCGCGCACGAGGTTTAAGAAATCCTCACGATATTCGGCGGTCGCTCTGGGGATGACGGGCTTGCCGTTCTGTGCATTGGGCTTCTCCGTAATGGGCGAGCTTGTCGGCTGAGCCATTGCGGCGTCTCTTGCCACACGGTCCTCCTCAATGGCAATCTGATGCGCCATAGCGTCCACTTCCTTGAGCATCTTCTCATAGGTCACATTGTCTTCGGCTGAGAGGATGCCGTTATCGGTACGGGTGTCCAAAAACGCCTTTGCAGCGTCCCATGCCTTTGCGCGCATTTCGCGCATTTCGAGTACCTTTTTCATATTGAATACCTCCATTAAATGTATTTACGGGCTTGCAGCTTCTGCATAGCCTCGGTGATGGAAACGCCGGTAGGCGCATCCTGCTTCTTTGCCGCTTTCGTAGCGGCTCGGTGCATGAGCTTGTTCATAAGGGAGTTGGTAACAGCCCTGCGGCTGAAAGCAAAAACGACATCTTCGGAATGGTTGCGCTTCGCGTCCTCCAAGATGCCATCCGCAAAGCCGAGCTCCACGGCTTTATTGGCGTTCATATAGGTTTCACCGTCCATCATGTGCGAGATTTTCGCCCGCGACTGCCCAGTCTTGATTTCATAGGCGTTGATGATGGACTCCTTGACCTCGTCCAGCATGGCGATGGCTTTCTGCATTTCCTCCGTGTCGCCGATGGCAACGGAGGCAGGGTTATGAATCATCATGAGCGAGGTTGGTGCCATGAGCACCTTCGTTCCCGCCATAGCGATAACCGATGCCGCCGAAGCCGCGATGCCGTCGATTTTCACCGTGACCTCGTGGGGATAATCCATGAGCATGGTGTAAATCTGCGATGCCGCCACGCAGTCGCCGCCGGGAGAATTTATCCAGACGATGATGTCGCCGTCGCCGGAAACAAGCTCATCCTTGAATCTTCGCGGTGTGACATCATCGTCCCACCAGCTTTCGTCCGCAATCGTGCCGTCGAGGTAAAGGGAGCGGACACCCGTTTCCTCGTCCTTGTCCCAGCTCCAGAAGTGCGTTTTATCACGCGCCCTTGCGGGGACTCTTGGTTTTGTTCTGTCCATTTGAGGTTTCCTCCATTTCAATGGTAGTTTTGGCGAATGCGCCCGCATCCTCCAGCTTGGTCATTGCGCCGTTGATAAGGTACAAATCGCCGCCCTGTTCAGCGGGAATGCGGTCGAGATTTTCAAGCTCGCGGATGTCGTTGGCGCTCATCCAGCCGTTTTGTCTTGCCGTAGCGTAGCCGTTCATGCGGCTGACATAGTCCCCGCGAAGCAGGCCGTCTACATTAAACTTGGTGAACACATCTCGCTTTTCGCTTTCGAACAAGAGCGCCTTGTTCATCGCCTGCTCCCAACGGATAACCCATGGGTCAAGCGTGTATTTCACGAACTCCAACGACTGCTGCTCAATATTTGAAAAGCTCGACTTCTCAAGATCTGCCAGCATATGCGGTGGCACCCTGAAAATCCGAGCGATTTCATTGATTTGGAACTTGCGTGTTTCGAGGAACTGCGCCTGTTCCGGCGAGATGGCGATAGGCGTGTATTTCAGCCCTTCCTCCAGCACGGCGATTTTATTGCTGTTGGCGCTGCCGCCGAAGGTGGACTGCCAGCTTTGCCGTATTCGCTCCGGGTCCTTTATTGTGCCGGGGTGTTCGAGCACACCGCCCGGTGCTGCGCCGTTGGCGAAGAACTTAGCGCCGTATTCCTCGGCGGCTATGGCAAGACCCACAGCGTTTTTTGCCATAGCAATAGGACTGTAGCCAACAAGCCCGTCATAGCCAAGCCCCAGCACATGAAGCACCTCGCTCGGCGGAAGAATGACCTCCGGCTGTTTGCTCCTGCCGACCTCCGGCGCATCGTCGCTGTTCTTTGTATAGCGGTAGTAAAGCCGTCCCTGTGTGTCTCGGTCAACTCTCATCCGATTGGGCATGAGCGGATAGAGCGCCACGACCTCACCGCGAGCATTGCGAATAATCTGCGCATAGGCGTTGCCGGAGAGCAGCAGATGATTCATCATGGTTTCGCGGAATACGAAGCTCGTCATTTCCGGGTTTGGCTCGTCATGCAGTACCCGCCAGAGCGGATGGTCGAGATATTTCTCCTTGCTGCCATCCGCGCCGTATTTGTACACGAACAGTGGCAGTCCTGCGATTGCCTCCGCTAAGATACGGACGCAGCTATATACCGCCGTCATCTGCATGGCAGTCTGCTCATTGACGACCTTGCCGGAGGTCGAGCCGCTCCACAGAAAGCTGCCGCCGCCAAGGTTTTTGGGCTTGTCGCGGGGCTTGAATATGCTTTGTAATATGCCCATAGGCTGTTTACCTCCTTACCAAATGAGCAAGCCGCGTGTATCGTACACGCTCTCGCTCGTAGCGTTGCCGCACCGAATCGCCCGGTCAAGCGCCATGATTGTTGCAACTGCACCGTCGATCTTCTCTGTGGACTTTTCCTTGTCTGCCTTGATGTTTCCGGCTGGGTCGGTACGAATGAAAATGTTGTCCATCATCCACCGAAGGACAGGGTGACCGCCGTGTGCGATTTTTTCTTCCAACGCCAGCTTCATAAGTTCCTTGGTCGGAGGACTCATATCCTTAAACCCCTGTCCGAAGGGCACAACAGTAAACCCCATGCCTTCAAGGTTCTGTACCATCTGCACCGCGCCCCAGCGGTCAAAGGCAATCTCACGAATGTTGTATTTCTCACCGAGCTGCTCAATAAAGGCTTCGATAAATCCATAATGCACCACATTTCCCTCGGTGGTCAGAAGATGACCTTGCTTTTTCCACACATCGTAATTCACATGGTCACGCCGCACACGCAGGTCGATATTATCTTCCGGTATCCAAAAAAACGGGAGAATGCAATACTTATCGTCCTCGTCAGCAGGTGGGAACACCAGTACGAATGCCGTGATGTCGGTGGAGGAGGAAAGGTCAAGCCCGCCGTAGCACACACGCCCTTCGAGCGCCTCGGCATTTACGGCAAAAGCGCACTTATCCCACTTATCCATCGGCATCCAGCGCACCGCCTGTTTGACCCATTGATTGAGCCGAAGTTGCCTGAAGCTGTTTTCCTCGGCAGGATTCTGGCGGGCGGACTCAAACGCCGCTTTGACCTTATCCAAGCCGACCGTGATGCCGAGGGAGGGGTTTGCCTTTTTCCACACCTTGGGATCAGTCCAATCGTCCTCCTGTGCGGCACCGTAAATGACCGGGTAGAAGGTCGGGTCGTGTTTTCTGCCGTCTATAATATCCAGCGCCTTTTGATGCACCTCCCAGCAGATGCTGTTCTGGTTGTCTCCGGCGGTGGTGATAAGAAAATACAGCGGCTGCATTCGCGCGTCGCCACTGCCCTTGGTCATAACGTCATAAAGCTTTCTGTTTGGCTGGGTGTGCAGCTCATCGAAAACCACGCCATGGGTATTGAAGCCGTGCTTGTTGCCGACATCGGCGGACAGCACCTGATAAATGCTTCCGGTTGGCTGATAGATGAGCCGCTTGGTTGCGTCGAGAATTTTGACGCGTTTGGAAAGCGCCGGACACATCCTCACCATATCCGCCGCCACATTAAAAACGATGGACGCTTGATTTCGATCGGCGGCACAGCCATAGACCTCCGCGCGTTCCTCGCCATCTCCGCAGGTGAGCAGCAGCGCGACCGCCGCCGCAAGCTCGGACTTCCCCATCTTCTTCGGTATCTCCACATAAGCGGTATTGAACTGTCGGTAGCCGTTTGGTTTCAGAGTTCCAAACACATCGCGGATAATCTGTTCCTGCCAGTCGATCAGCTCGAAGGGCTTTCCGGACCATGTGCCTTTGGTGTGGCAGAGTGATTCGACAAAAGCAACAGCGTAGTCGGCGGCGGCCTTGTCATAAAACGAATCTGTGGTCATGAACCGTGTCGGTTTGTATTTCTTTAGCTTTCGCATACTGACCGCCTCCTTCCGGGCAAAATAAAAGACCGCCATTGGCAGTCCGTCAAAATCTATCTGTACGAGATACAGAGCCGTCTCCGGCACTGTTCTCAATTGTCGTTGCTATTTTTCAATTTTTCTGCATAAATCCTCGCCGTAGACCACTTGGAGCGAGCTTCCGTTGTCCCACGCAACACCCAGGCTGCCAATGTCATCCACATACCGCACGGTGCCTTTTGTGCCGATGGGTGGAGCCTGAGCGTCATCCATGCGGAGAAGCTCCACACGGCAGCCGACCGGGTACTGTTTTCGGATGCGTTCAACGGTTTCTCTTGATGGAAAATTATTGTTCATCGGTATCACCACCTTTTAGTGTTCTGAAAGCACTGCTTCCGGATAGGTTCTTTAACAAAATTTTACGTTCCTCTTTGTACTCCGCCCCGATGAAACCCAGCCGGAGGAGAAAACAGCGGAAAGCGTATTTTTCGTTGTCGGTTTCCTTTTCCTTTGCGGTGATGCGTTTCTGGTTTTTTGCCATCTCGCAGAGCGCAGTCACAAAATGGGTGTATGCCTTGACTGCATCAGGGTTATCACCGTCCTCAAACCAAGGGAACCGCACCTTGTCATCTGTTATTTCGAGTTCGAGCGTTTCCGCACCGAGGGCCTTTTTAATAAGGCTGCCCTTGCTTTCGACCAGTCGTTTGAGATTTTCAAGCGCCGTTTCAGTGAAGGTGGAGCATGGCGTTTCAATCACCAGTCCGATCTCGGGGATTTCGTCGCCGCCATACTGCCCTCGGTTGCTGTAGTCAGGGACGTTCTGTGCCTCGACCGCCATGCGTTTCATTTCCCGCTCGGCGTAGGCTTCTGCTTCAAGTTCCTCCGGTGTGGGAAGCGCACCCATACCGCCAAGCCCGCTCTCGTAGGTGTCTGGCTCATCGTACTTGCGAGTGTCTCCGTCCGCATCAAAGCCCGCCTGGTGGAGGGCATCCTCCAAGTCAAGGTTGTCGGGACCAGTAAGCGTTCCAACCTTGTCGATGTGATAGCCGCCGACCTCATAGGCGAAGGTTGGGGCGCCGAGGTATTTGGTTGGGGTTTCCAGCACCGTGCTGATTGCTCCGACCAGTGATTTGCGTTCGCTGCCTGTTACATTGTATTTGAGTTCCATTTTTTAAACCGCCTTTCTTTTTTCGGTACTACATTAATCGCTCTAAACCGCTTATATAGCAAGTCATTTCAAGCAATTTCTGTAGAGAATATGATACCGATTATTCGGCGGTCTCTTGTGTAGATAACACAATACCGAACAGCACAAAACAGACGCAGGGAAGCGCTACACCATTACCCCACATCTTGTATTCAGCGGCATCGGAATGCGGATTTTGCAGCCATTTGATGATTTGTTTCCTCGTTTTCGGCTTGCTGCTTGTACCCATGATTTGGCGGTGCGTTTCCCAGACCTCCGTCCAGAAAGATATATCTTCCTCGCTTGGATTTTCCGTGCCGAGGCCCGCACACCAGCCGTCGGGGAAGCCTTGAAGCCGGGCGCATTCGGTTGGTGTCAGTCTGCGGACGATATAATCAGGAGGTGTAGGCTGCGCCACTGCTCCCGGACCTTTTGCCGTAAGAGTTGGCTGCTGTTCTTCTTCAATTCCGGGTTTATACAGAGCGTTCTGCCCCTGGTTAAAAGCCGCCCTGTCTATGCCGTATGCAGGCTGTGAAACTATTGGAGCATCTTTATAATCCCGCGATAACAGCGTCGGTGATTGTTCCTTTGCCACCTGTGCAAAGCTTCCTGTAGTCATGCTATAGGCAACGGCATGGCGGTCAACGGTGTTCAGTGTGAACGAAACATCTTCATCAACACCACTGCCTTGGGGACCGTTTTTGTCTTCACGGCCAATCGTGGAGCCCTGCAGGGCGACCACGGCAATGCCCCCTTGATTACAGCCTGGGTTACCGCCATTTGCATCGAGGGTGCGTGAGGTTTCCGCTTCATATATACCGCTGTGCGGATTGTCTGACAGCATGGAATTGCTCTTGTCAGAACAAATACCGTAGGCGGTTGGCACAAAAACAGTTTGGTCGTTGTTGCAACCGAGCGTAGCGGATTTGTCGTCTTGGATGAGAGCACCTTTGCCGCCGCCTTCACAACCGGAGCGGATTTTCAGCGTTTTTGGTGAGTTTATCACGAGCGGAACATTCATACCGCCCGTTCCCATGCGGGAAGTGAGCGTCTGAACTTTGCCGTCTTCTGAAACCTTGACACGACCATCGGTCGGATGGTTTTCAATGGCGACACCCGGCACAACCCCGGCTCGAAGCGTGGGAGACCGCTCCTCCTCGTAACCGACACTTCGGCTCTTGGCGCTGTGCTCTGTGCAAAACCCGCTCGACTGCATGATACAGGGCGGGTGATGGGCTTCGGCACGGAGAGTCGCCGTCATATCTTGCAGCACATCCATGCGGCTGCCGCCTTGGTCATTGAGGCAGATTAAGCCGCCGCCTGTTGTTCCAGTGCTACCCTCAGCATTTCCGGCAGTTCCTTGCCACGGGCTGCCGCCCGGCGCAAAATCCCTTGACACGCCTTCGGACTCAAATAATATTTTTCCGGCACTTCCGCCTGTAAAATCTGCGACAAGGTAGATTCTGCGGCGGCGTTGGGGAACTCCGAAATATTGAGCGTCGATAGTTCTGTAAGCCACGCTCCATTCGTCTCCCATGTAGCAGTCTGCGTAAGGCCATCGCCCATTGTCAGGCGCAGGCACCTCGGCTGTCGGCTCAATGACGCCGATGACCGCTTCGAGGACTGCCTGAAAGTCAGCTCCTTTGTTTGAACTGAATGCGCCGGGGACGTTCTCCCAGACTGCATATCTTGGATATCTGCCATTGGTCTTGCACCTCATTTCCTTAATAATTCGAATTGCTTCATAAAAAAGGACGGATTGTTCTCCGTCCAGACCTGCCCGCTTGCCCGCTACACTCATATCGGTACAGGGCGAGCCGAAGGTTATAATGTCAACCGGCGGCAAATCCGCACCGTTCAGCTTGGAAATGTCGCCGTAGTGCTTCATCCGAGGTATCCGTTTTGTCGTTACCCGTATAGGAAACGGCTCAATCTCTGAAGCCCAGAGCGGTTCAATGCCGCAGAGCAGACCGCCGAGTGGAAAACCACCGGAGCCGTCAAAAAGAGAGCCGAGCGTAAGTCTACTCATTGGCGGTCACCTCCGCATATTTCATCGTTATACCTTTACGAATGACAGAAACCTGGTCAGCAGTGCCGACCTGTTCGATGTACCGCCTTACAATGACATCGCAGTATTTTTCATCCAGTTCGACAGTGAAACAAATCCTGTCGGATTGCTCGCAGGCGATGAGCGTAGAACCGCTGCCACCGAAAGGATCAAGCACGATACAGTTTGTCAGACTGCTGTTCATAATCGGATACGCCAGCAGTGCAATCGGCTTCATGGTGGGGTGATCGGCGTTTTTCTTCGGCTTTTCAAATTCCCAAATGGTCGTCTGCTTTCGGTCTGTATACCAGTTGTGTTTGCCTTTTTTCTTCCAGCCGAACAGCACCGGTTCGTGCTGCCACTGGTAGGGACTGCGCCCCAGCACCAGTGACGGCTTTTTCCAGATGCAGCACCCGGAAAGCTGAAAGCCGGCGTCCGAGAATGCCTTGCGGAAGTTCAGCCCTTCGGTGTCGGCATGAAATATATAAATGGAAGCGTCCTGCGCCATCACCGCCTCAGTGTTCGTAAACGCAGCAAGCAGAAAGTCGTAGAACGCTTCATTTCCCATATTATCGTTTTTGATTTTGCCCGCCGTTCCTTCATAATTGACGTTGTAGGGCGGGTCGGTTACCACCAGATTGGCGAGCTTACCGTCCATCAGAGAGGTAAAGGTATCGGCTTTGGTAGAGTCGCCGCAGACCAGCCGATGCCGGCCGAGCGCCCAGACATCTCCGAGCTTGGTGACGGCCGGCTTTTGCAGTTCGGCATCTATGTCGAAGCCGTCGTCTTTAATACCGTCCTTAATGGAATCCTTGAAAAGGTCATCAATTTCGCCGGGGTCGAAACCCGTGAGCGATACATCAAAGTCTGCACCTTGTAAATCGGCAATGAGCAGTGCCAGCTTGTCTTTGTCCCAGTCGCCGCTGATTTTGTTGAGCGCAACATTGAGGGCCTTTTCCTTTTCGGCATCCATCTCGACCACCACGCACTCAACTTCGGTGATGCCCATATCGAGCAGCACCTTCAAACGCTGGTGACCGCCGACGACATGAGACGTGGTCTTATTCCATATAACGGGTTCGACATACCCGAACTCTTCAATTGAGCGTTTCAACTTTTCATATTCCGGGTCACCCGGCTTGAGGTCTTTCCTGGGGTTATAATCGGCGGGAATGAGCCGCTCAGTCCGAATCTTTTCTATCAGCATAGTTCTCCGCCGCCTTTCTCAGTTCTTTGTAATGGATACTGCCGTCCTCCCAAGGGAATAGACAGGAATTGAAATGTCCGTAGACTGCCGTACCCTCATAAATGGCATCGCGCAATCGCAGCTTCTCGGTAATCGCCGCAGGACGTAGATTGAATACGGACTGCACAATTTCCCGTAACTGTTCATCGGTCAGCGCACTTGTACCGAAGGATTTTACATCGACTGCCACAGGATCAGCCTTGCCGATGGCATAAGAAAGAGCGACCTCGCATCTCTCAGCCAAGTCGCTCCATACAATGTTTTTTGCGATGTACCGCGCCATATAAGCGCCGCTTCGGTCTACCTTCGTGGGGTCTTTACCACTGAATGCCCCGCCGCCATGAAGAGCAAGTCCTCCGTAGGTATCCACCATCATCTTTCTTCCCGTCAAGCCCGTGTCGGCTGCGGGACCGCCCTCGACAAAACGTCCGGATGGATTAATGAGGATTTCGGTGTCATCATCAAAAGGAAAGTCCTCAAAGCACTGCCAGAGCACATTTTGTTTGATATCGGAGTATAACTGCTCCTGCGTTTTGTTTTTATCGTGTTGAACGGAAACCACAATGGTTTTCACGCGCTTGGGCTTACCGTCCTCATATTCGACCGTGACCTGCGCTTTACCATCCGGCAAAATGCCTTTGACAATTTTATCCTTGCGAACGATATCCACACGCTTGCAGATACGATGCGCCAGCATCAGCGGAAGCGGCAGCATTTCACGAGTTTCGTTGGTGGCATAACCGTAAACGGTGCCTTGGTCGCCCGCGCCCGTGGAGGCATAGCGTTCCTCGCTGCCGTTCCGGGCTTCGAGGGCGGTGGTCACTCCGGCATCGATATCCTTGCTCTGCCTATGGACGAATACGAAAACGGCAAATTTCCACGGATTGTATCCGACCTTGCGGAGGACTTCACGCACCTCCCAGCGGATATCTACCTTGCCGTCGCAGGTGATCTCGCCCGCAACGATAATTTTGCCCTTAGTCGCCATGACCTCGCAGGCGACACGGGAAGATTTGTCCTTGCGCAGACAGGCATCAAGGATGCTGTCGGCAATGAGGTCGCATAGCTTATCCGGGTGTCCGGCGCAGACGCTTTCTGCTGTTTTATAAGTTATCATGTTATTTTCCTTTCCGAGCAGATAATAGCCGCTCCATTACATCGTCTTGGGGATTTGCACCGTTGTATTCGCCGGTGCAGTTTTCCTTGACGATTTGAAATATCTCCATCCACAAGCGGTTTGTCTGGTTCATATAGTTCTGGCCCATCGCCACATACGGACTTTGAATCGCATTACCCGTAGTAGGGTGCTTTGCCAGAAAGCCATATTCGGTCACAGCCTCCTCGCACTGAATCCATCGCGCCACGCTCATGGCATAGCGCTCTAAAAGCTGTGGAGAAACGAGAGCGGAACAGCCACGTTCGTTCAGCCATACCCATGTGGATTTATATATTTCACTCGCCACGAGCGTCTTGCCGTCTTTTTGTACAGCTTCGAGCATTTTATTTGGCTCGAGCATCTCCTGACCTTTGAGGTCTGCAGTCTCCGAAAACTCCATAACGGTCAACTTTCTGCCGCCGGGGTTGCCAGTTGATATTTTGTCGGCGAGCGGCTTCTTTTTTGCACCCGCACCGACACGAGCACCGCCTCTGCTGGTGCCGTCTTTCGCCATATTCATCACACTCCTTTTAGACCGGGGCTATTCCCTTGTTTGAAACCGCGTTTTTCAACACGAAGCCCCACGCCGCTGTCCGCTTTAAAAAGTTTTAGAGATTTTACCGCCCCCACCGGTCGCCGCTCTCGACAGTGATTCGAGAGTGACAGGATTTACAAAGAGCCATGAGGTTGCTCTTCTCGTTGCCGCCGCCCTTAGAGAGCGGGCGAATGTGGTGCACTTCCTCGGCAGGGGTAAGCCTGCCTTGTTTCTCGCACTCCTCACAAAGAGGATGGGACTTGATGTAGCGGTCACGAATGCGTTTCCAGGCACGACCATATCGTTTGTTGGAAGCGGGGTCGCGTTCGTACTGGTTGTATTGTTTGGTAACAACCTTTATATGTTCGGCGCAGTATTGCTCGCCATCAGCAAGCCGACCGCAGCCGGGGTAAGCACAAGGACGTTTAGGTTTGTACGGCATGAGTTCACCTCCTCACTGGCATAAAGAAAGCCCTGCGGGATTGCTCCCACAAGGCTCTTTTGGATTCTACTTTCTTGATTATAATACTATCATAAGAAGCAGGTGTCTTTCAGTGTCTTTTCGTGTCCACTTCAGGAGAAGTGGGAATTATACATTCCTCCAGCGCCCGAATGTGGAGTTTGTGGGTATAACGCAGGTCGTAGCCCATATCCACTGCAATCTTCTCCCAAGAGAGGAAACAGAGGTAGCGTTTCTCTAAGAGAGTTTGATGCTCCGGATTCACCACAGCTTTGATGACACCCATGATTTCTTTTTTGAGGTCAACCAGCGTGTCTATGTCATGATTGATTTCGTTCTGCAAGTCGATGATTTTACAAATGGCATCAGCCATGCGAGAGGTAGAAGGGCTGGGATTCCTGGGCATACCTGTCAAGACCGATGAACAGTTTGTCGCCAGTTCGTTTAGAGAGTCTATTTGCTGAAGCTTGGATTTGATGCGCATATCGAGATAGCGGGCCTGAGAAAGGTATGTTTTAGTATTCATAGCGCACCTTTTCCTTTCTCAGCTTGGCTATCAGCATTTCTGGGTCAATGCTCGTCAGAACACCAAACCAGCCTGAACGAAAGAAACGCTCAATTCTGGCAAGCTCCTTTTCATCATCATGCAATCGATAGTCCTTGACCGCTTGCAGAACGATGGCATTTGCTAATTCTTCATAAGGATTCATAATCTGTACCTCCGAATTATAAAAGTTCACTCGGATTGGCACGGATTGTCACATTTTGTCGCAGATTGTCTTAGATTTTTAAGTCCGCTTTTACTGCATCAATTAATGCGGACTGTGTTTTGTCTTTCTTTTTCAGAGCCGACATAATCTTTTCGTCGATGGTATCCTTTGTGATGAGGTGATGGATTACCACGGTATCGGATTCTTGGCCTTGCCGCCAAAGCCTCGCATTGGTCTGCTGATACAACTCCAAGCTCCAAGTCAAGCCGAACCATATAATCGTGGAGCCACCTGACTGGAGATTCAAGCCGTGTCCGGCAGAAGCGGGATGGATAAGTGCCACCGGAAGTTCGCCATTGTTCCACCTTGCGATGCTTTCCGATGTATCCATCTTGGCAAACGGAATATGTCGGTCTTTCAGCCTTTCTGATATTCGTTCCAAATCGTGCTTGAACCAGTACGCCACAAGGACCGGCTTCCCATTGGCGGCTTCGATTAAATCCTCAAGGGCATCCAACTTGCGGTCATGGATGTGGTGGACTTCGCCGTCGTCATCATAAACCGCACCATTCGCCATCTGACACAGTTTGTTCGATAGGGCTGCAGCATTGGCAGCAGTGACATCGCCGCTCACCAGTTTCAACACTAAGTCCTGTCGAAGTTCATCGTACCGCTGACGCTCTTTATCCGATAATCGCACGGGATATTCAGCAGTCACCAGTTCCGGCATGGTTAAGTGGTCGGTGGATTTCATGGAAATAGTAATATCGGCAATTTTGCGGTAGATTTCTTTTTCGGCAAATGGCAAAGGCATGTAGCTGAATATAGCTTGACCGTTCCGTTTATCGGGGGAGAAATATGCTGTGCGGTACTGCCCGATGAACCTCCCAAGCCGCTGACCCATGTCGAGAATGCGGTACTCAGCCCATAAATCCATCAGGCCGTTGCTACTTGGTGTTCCTGTTAACCCGATAATTCGCTTGAACTTTGGACGAATCTTCATCAGCGACCTGAACCGCTTTGTCTGGTGGTTTTTGAAACTGGAAAGTTCGTCAATCACCAAAGTGTCAAAGTCAAAAGGGATGCCGCTTTCCTCGATGAGCCACTGGACATTCTCTCGGTTGATGATGTAAATATCAGCTTTTACCCGTAGCGCCGCTTTCCGTTCGGCTTCTGTACCCACCGCTACCGAAAACTGCAAATCTGATAGATGCTCCCACTTGCCAAGTTCGTCCGGCCAGGTATCACGAGCGACCCGAAGCGGGGCGATAACTAAAATCCTGTGTGCTTCGAAGCTGTCAAACAGCAAGTCGGCAATGGCAGTAAGCGTTAACACAGTCTTACCTAACCCAAGCCCATATCGAGGAATACAGCAGCAACAGGCTTTCTCTTGATATAATCGGTCGCGTATCGCTGGTAATCGTGTGGTATGAACTTCATTCGGAATCACCTCCTATCTGTTTTAAGATTTCTTTGATTTGTTCTCCATCGTCCAAAATATAAACTTCAAAACCTAACCGCCGTAACAACTCATGCCTTGCTTCCTGTAACGGTCGAGGTTTTTCTCCATTCCGCTTGACCTCAACAAAAGCGATTATGCCGTTTGGGAGAAGAACAAGGCGGTCGGGCATTCCATCGAAGCCGGGGCTTACAAACTTGGGTGCGATACCTCCCATAGCCTTGACTGCCTTCACAAATTTTTGTTCTATTGTTTTTTCACACATTTGATTCTCCTTGTGCCGATGTGCCGATTGTGCCGATTTTTCTACGCGGGCGCATACAGGCGTATTCACACACGCAAAACCCTTTAATATATTGATGTATAAAAAGGAGTAGGGTTTTATAGGCACAATCGGCACAGGCAACATTCTTTGTAGGTTTTATCGGGGCTTGCGACTGTGCCGATGGTCTGTGCCGAAGCTTCAGATATGCACAATGGGCACGATTATTTTTCCCGAACATAGATTTTTTGGGGCCCGTAAAGCGGGATGTTTTTCTTGCCGGTCTTGCTGCCAGTGTACCGTTCCCAGCCACCAATACTGTTTACAATCGCTTCTATCTCGTAGGAATCGGTCTTTTTAAGGGCATCACGATGCCTTCCGAAACATTCGCACCATATTTCCATATTGCTGACCTGAACCCTGCGAGTTGTGCCTATCGGTTTGGTTGGGTCATCCAGGGAACGGAAATATTCTTGACGGGCGTATATATCCATAGTGTCCCAGTTCTCAGGGAGCAACGCTTCAAGGTAGGCAACCACTAAGCCCTCACGGTCGTCGTTTTCCATTGCACCTCGCTGTTCATCGGCGGCGGCAACAGCCACATCACCTTTGAGGTAGAGTTCTTCTCCCGCTTCAAACAGGGCTATCGCTTCAGCCCAAATCTGATCGACTTCCTTTTCGGTCAAATCCCACGGATGTTTTTTGCCTTCGCCTGTTACGCGGATAGGCCAAAATCGGCGATTGCCGGTAACATCACGGAGGAAACCTCCGTCGTTATTGGTCGTGCCGATGATGATGCATTGGCGAGGATGGCTTTCGACTACTCGTCCGTAAGAGGGACGATATTTGTCGTCAATCCGGCTTGCAAAGGACTTCACGGTTTCCACATCCATTTTCTTGATGCCCGCCATTTCGCTGAGTTCGAGCAGCCAATTCCCCTGTAGCTTTTCGGGCGCAGTTTTATCTTTCATATCCGATATGGACAGACTGTCGGAGTACCACTCACGACCTAAGCGTGAAATTGCCATGGATTTCCCGATACCTTGGGGACCGTTCAAAACAGGAACATTGTCGAACTTTATACCCGGAAGTTTCACCCGTGCTACCGCTGCTACAAAGGTTTTTCGCGTTACCGCTTGGGTGTAAGCGGTATCCTCCGCGCCGAGGTAATCAATAAAAAAGGTGTTTACCCTTTGCCTGCTATCCCAAGGGGGTAATGCGTCGAGATATTCGAGGATGGGGTGATAGGCTCTGTCATCGGAGACTTTTGTAATGGCAAGCTCATAATTCCGAGCGGTGAACTCGCCGTAGTGAGCATCAATATAAGCAACAAGCTGTGCAGTATCAGCCTCCCGCCACGCTGGGTGCTGACGTTCCCACGGCAAACCCTCACCGTATATTTGGCTCGCAAGTTTGTTATACCGTATCCCTGACAGCGACTTATCCATATTTAAGATAAGGAGCAGATTGCCGAGGGTGTTTTCGACCTCGCCCTGCTTGGTTCTTGTCAGCCGTGATGCCCAGTTTTCATTATCCGTAAAATCCGATGACGCTTTTTGGCGGCGTTCTTCGAGCAGTAAATCACTGACCGCTTCATCTTTCACGGCAAGACCTGACATTTCTTTAAACGACGCTTTTTCGTCAAGGTCTCCGAATAGATGGGTGCGAACAAGGTCAAAAGCGTTCAATAGTTTGCCGTATGCCGGGTCGGAAGCATGGTGGGAGTAAGCGAACTTATCATCGTAAACGACCAAGCCTGCAGCACTGGTGCCTTTAATGTAATCGTAGCGTCCTTCAACCGCTGACGGCACATATATGTCGGCGAGGAATTTATCTATTACTGAACTGATGCCGTATGTCCGGCAGAATGCGCCTATAATTCCGTCTTTGGCAAGAGGATCGGCCTGCCGTTTTATATCCCGCTGTATAACAGCACTTTCCCGCGAGGATGTTGGGAGAGTGGTAACATCATGCCAATTCGGATGCGCCGACAATATTTCATCGGGATCAAACCATTTTCCGTCATACTTTCGGAATATGTACTCACCGTTGGAGGAGACCGAAGGACGGTACATAAGCTGATGCGGGATATAGGAGCATTCATCAAACTGGTCTATTCCGAGACTTTCGGCAAAATAGCGTGTAACCGCCACTGTTTCTTCGGAGGTCATATCCCGTGTCGCGGGAATAAAGATGCGGAGTCGCGGTGCTTCGGGTGTATGGCTGTGGGTGCTGTAAATTACAGCAGCGTACTCATTGTGCGTTTCAAACTGATCTAAAAAGTCCGTATTTACCTCGTCGCCATCCAGCTTAATCATAGAGCAGCAGTTTACATTCGCACTTTTACGCCTGCCGTCTCGAAGCTCCGCCGGCACAATACCGCCGATGTCTTTAATGCGGTCGCGTTCGGCTTTCGGCAGCTTAGGGTATTCTTCTGCTGATTCGGAAGTCCTGACCGGGACTCTGAACTGTTCACACAGTTCATCAAATCCAATAGTTTTGTTAGACCACTTCTTTGCATAACAACTACTGCCGTAAGCAATTTTCAATTGGCGCATTTATCTGACCTCCTCACATTTGAAACTAAATCGTCTTATAGGAATGCCGCGCTTTTCGGCTTTCCTGATTTCTTGTGACATACCGTTTGATACACGGTCACCGAAAATCCACAGCTCATCGCACTTACCGAGTAGAACAAGAGCGAAAAACAATCCCAATTCCCGCTGTTCTCCATCGCTGTCATCCATAAACTGCGGATAATGTAAGTGCGGCGCTATCGGGATGCAGTTTTTGGTGACGGC